AAGGTACATGAGGCGGAGCACATTATTCAGGAAAAAGAGGGCATGACGCCCGGCGGAGACCCATCGGCAGTTAACCTTCAAATTAGCAGGTTCGTTGGCGATAATTTTTTCAAAAAATTACCACGCACGTTGCGAAATGACATAGCCTTATCTTTGTATATGGCGTTAGGGGGAGAGGTAGATTCTCGTTTAGTAGAAGCTCGCTTGCAACAGCCTGTTTCGCAGCTTAAAGAAACGTTTACTCAAACTCGAGCAGGAGAGGCGATTGGCTTTCCTCTTAGAAAAAGAACAAAAGGCCGCTCTGAAGAAGGCGTAAATCTAGATATGACAAACTATCGAGATTTATTGGTTGTCAGAGATCTAATAAAACAAAAAGAAGATAAATACCTAGAGGACTTAGCTCTTCTCGAGGGCGATACGACTTACATAGCTGAACTCAAGAAAAAAGAAGGCAAGTATTATAAAAAACCTTACGAGGTTAAGACACTTACAGAAAAATTTGAAGAAAAAATTAAAGAAGGGCTTGAAGAAGGGACGATAAGAAAACCGGCACAACAAGATATGTTTCCGGAAAAATTCAAAGACGGCGGTGCTGTGGGATACTTTGAGCGCCCTGAAATAGACGGCATGCTTTACCCCTCTGAATTCGAAAAAGATGTCACGGAAAAGCCGGGTTATGAATACGGCATGATTTTGCCTATAAGCTCTAACGTAGAAACAGGTGAAACTCAGTTTGATTTAGCGGGTGGTATTACGGGTGGTATTGGCCGTGGTATAGCAACATTAGATCGTGCTTTCGGCGGGATACCTACGACCGAGCAAGACGTGATGAACGCGGCACTAGAGGTGGTTGGACCGTCTTCAGGTATTGCTGGTATAACCGCGGGCCCCGGTCAGTTACCCGGCCTAATAGGCGCTTTCAACTTAAAACACGGCTCAGGGGCCCTATTTGATAAGCTTCGACGCAGTGAGATTGGTCCGGCGGGTCCGGGTGTGTATGCCGGTGACGAGGAAACTGCTTTAGGTTATGCGATTTCACGCGCAAAAAATCAACCACTGGAAAAAGACATGACTGCATATGATTATAAAGAAATGTACGAGGAGGATCAGGGGTCCAATGTTATATATCTTGCGCTAGGAGAAGACGCGCAAAAAATTATTGACAGAACGACCGATACTACGAGTTTTATTTTTGGAGACGAAAGCATGATGACACTTAATCGTGCGCTAGTTGACGAGGAAATTGATTACATACAGGAACAGGAATTTGATTACATGGGGGTACCGGTAGATGAACTTAAAGATGGACTTAAAAACCTTATTAAAGAGATTGACAGTGGTGAGCTGAAATTAACATTTCAGGGGTCAAAAAAAGGATACATTTACGATCTTGCGATCAAAGAAACAAAAGACGACTTTTTTGATTTCATGAAACCCCTGAAAGACCAACCCTCAAAACACAGAACGGCGTTGCTAGACCTCGCGAAAAAAACTAATTACGATTCATTTGATAAGAATGGGGCAAACTTTTATCGTCATTTGGAAAAACTTTACGGCAGCGATGAAGCCGCTAGTAAAAAATTAAGTGAACTAGGATTTATTGGCAATAGAACCAAAATAGGTGAGCGTGACCAAGATGCCTATGTTATTTTTGATCCCGATAAAATTGAGATCAAAGGTCGTGAAATTGCTGATTTCAAAGACGGCGGTGTTGCAGGATTAGCCTCAATGGCCCAGAATATGTTTACAAATTAATCGGATAAAATTATGGCAATAGAAAAAAGCATACCATCGCAACTAGACGAGCAAGTCCTGACAGCGGAGGTCGAGTTGGAGCTACCCGGAGCGTTCGAGCCTAAGTCGTTTACAGATGACTTTGGTAATGAGGTTTCTATTGAGGTGGAGCAGGAAGATGGCGCCGTGATCATCGAGCTGGGACCCCCAGAAGAAGAAGAGATGGATTTTTACGGTAACCTTGCCGAAAAGATATCCTCAACAGAACTATCGAGTATTGCTAGTCAGCTCTTATCCGAATACGACAGTAATAAGGCCGGTCGCCAAGAGTGGGAAGACGCGTATGCAGATGGTTTAGAGCTTCTTGGTTTGAACTACGAAGAGCGAAATGAGCCGTTCCGTGGTGCGACGGGCGTGACGCACCCGCTATTAGCCGAGGCTGCAACTCAATTCCAAGCACAAGCGTTTAATGAGCTTTTACCTCCGAGCGGTCCTGTTAGAACTGCGGTAATTGGTGAAGAAACACGTGAGAAGCAGCAACAGGCACAGCGTGTTCAAGAGTTCATGAATTACTACATTACGGACGTGATGGAAGAATACACGCCAGACATGGATCAGATGTTGTTTTATTTACCTTTGGCGGGTAGTGCTTTCAAGAAAGTTTATTATGATGAGACGAAAAAGCGTGCGGTATCTTGTTTTGTGCCGGCGGAAAATCTAGTCGTTCCTTACAACACCAGTGACTTAGAAAGCTGTCCAAATATTACGCAGACGTTCACGATGTCAATGAATGACTTGCGCAAAAAGCAGGTATCAGGATTCTATCGTGATGTACCGATGTCTTCGTCACAAGGTATTACAGATGATGTTGACCAGATTCAGCAAGAAATTAGCGGCATGTATGCGAGTAATGTTGACTATGACTGCACTTTATTAGAGTGCCATGTTGATTTGGATTTAGAAGGTTTTGAAGACATGGGCGAGGATGGATGCCCAACAGGAATCAAAATACCTTATGTAGTGACCATTTCACAAGACAGCGGTCAGGTTCTTTCGATACGTCGAAATTACTACGAGGGTGACGAAGATAAGAAAAAGATAAATTACTTTGTTCACTATAAATTCTTACCGGGCTTTGGCTTTTACGGGCTGGGCTTGATTCACACTATTGGTGGACTGTCTCGAACAGCGACGGCGGCATTGCGTCAGCTAATTGATGCGGGCACGTTATCTAATTTACCGGCCGGTTTCAAAGCACGTGGTCTACGTATTCGGGATGACGATGATCCGTTACAGCCGGGTGAGTTCAGGGACGTGGACGCCCCGGGCGGTGCGATAAAAGACAGCTTGATGCCGTTACCTTTCAAGGGTCCTGATGGCACTTTATTTCAGTTACTCGGATTTGTTGTTCAGGCGGGTCAGCGCTTTGCCACGATTACAGATCTCAAGGTGGGCGATGGTAATCAACAGGCTGCAGTAGGCACTACGGTTGCAATGCTCGAGCAGGGCTCACGCGTTATGTCTGCTGTTCACAAACGCATGCATTACGCAATGCGGTGCGAGTTCAAGCTTTTGTCACGCGTCATGTATGAAAGCCTGCCAGACGAATATCCGTATGCTGTTGAAGGTCGAGACGCAGCGATCAAGGCCTTGGATTTTGACGAGCGTGTTGACGTTATTCCGGTATCTAATCCGAACGTATTCAGTCAAGCGCAGCGTATCGCGCTGGCACAAACAAAACTTCAGTTGGCGCAGGCTGCTCCAGAGATGCATAACATGCATGAGGTTTTGAGCGATATGTATCAGGCGCTGGGTGTACGAGATTCAGATCGCATATTGAAGCGTTTACCGGAAGAAGAGATAGTTCCAAAGGATCCTGCGCAAGAGAATATAGACTCCTTAGACGGTGTTACTTTACAAGCATTTGAAGGCCAAGATCACATGTCACATATGATGGCGCACTTAATTTTTGCGGCCAGTGGTATTGTTCAGCAAATACCTTCATTAGCAATGACTCTACAGAAGCACGTTATGGAGCACGTACAGATCAGCGCACAGGAACAAGCGATGCAGGCTATCTCACAGCAGCAGGTCGCACCGGATCAGCAGCAGCTAGTTTTAGATGCGTTGACAGCTCAATTTGTAGCGCAGGGTCTGCAACAGCTCAAAGAACTCAATAAGCAGATTATGGGACAAGGTCCAGACCCAGTCGTTCAGCTTAAACAGCAAGAGCTCCAGCTTGATGCTCAGGCACAAGAAAAGGATGCACAACTAGATCTGGCTAAGTTACAATTAGAGCAACAGAAGATTGCGCAGCGTCAGGCACAGTTTGAGGACCGTTTGGCTAGTCAAGAACGACAAACAGCCGCTAGAATTCAAGCTGGTATGGAACGTGAGCTATTAAAACAGCGAGGAAAATAATGAAAAGCAAGGTTAAAATTGTAACAAACACGCCGGGTGCGGCCCCTAAGCCTGAGATGATGAAAAAGAACGTGGAAGTTAAAATCCCGGGCGAGCAAACAAAACAAAAACTTAGCAAGATTGCAGCAGGTGCAGCGATCAAGGGCACAAGTTATAAGGGCTATTCGTGACATGAAAGCGTTAGCGGTTGCCTTGCTGCTGACGAAAACCCATTAGTGGAGTAAAACATGTTACAAGCATTAATAGGACCCGTATCAGGTCTTTTAGATAAGTTTATTGAAGATAAAGACCAGAAAGCGCGATTGGCACATGAAATTGCCACCATGGCAGAAAAACATGCGCATGAAGCAAATATGGCGCAAGTTAGTGTCAACCAAGCAGAAGCACAGCACAGATCGACTTTTGTCGCTGGATGGCGACCGTTTATCGGATGGGTTTGCGGTATAGCTTTAGCCTATCATTTTGTATTAAGCCCCATCATTTTATTTGGAATTGCCATTAGTGGAGTAACGGTACCTGAATTACCTTCTTTTGATATGAACAGCCTCATGACTGTTCTCATGGGTATGCTTGGGCTGGGCGGTTTAAGGACATATGAAAAATCTAGGGGTTTAACTAAATAGGTGTGTCATGGCGTTTTATTTATCGAAGGGATCTATAAAGAGACTAAAAGGCGTCAATGAAACACTGGTTCAAGTTGTCCATCGCGCAATAGAAATAACAGAAGTCGACTTTGGCGTGTCTTGTGGTCTGCGCACAATAGAAGAACAGAGAAAGCTATACTCCACAGGAGCAAGCAAAACATTGAAAAGTAAGCATATAGACGGCGAAGCTGTTGATCTAGTTGCCTACATGAACGGTAATGTTTCGTGGGAACTGTCTGTTTACGATGAAATTGCTACAGCGGTAGCGCTTGCCGCAAGAGAATTGGATCTGCCCATACGCTGGGGAGCTGCTTGGCACATTCCGGACATACGTCATTGGGAAAAGAGTTTCGAAGAAGCATACACAGACTATATTGACTTGCGAAGAGCAGAAGGAAGGGTTCCCTTCATAGATGCGCCACATTTTGAGATAAACCGCTAGCTTTACAAAGTCCCCGTATGCTAGGATAAGCGCAACTTACAAAAGTTGTATAAATATGTCCAATATTTCATTACCTGAAGCGATTTTAAGGATTATCCAAGATCGACGTCAGGTTATTGCAGAATCGATGATGTACGGTAATGTCAAAAACATGGAGCACTACCGAGAACTCATTGGTAATATTCAAGGTATTACTTTCATTGAACAGGAACTCAAGAGCCTGCTAGAAAAACAGGAGCAATCAGATGACTAGCGAAACATCCTTTAAACTTGAAGAAGTATACAAAGAAAACCCCACCCCAAAGAAGCTTGACCCAGCTTTATTGACCGACTCTCTACTAGAAAGAATGCCGACACCTACTGGGTGGCGGATACTTATCCTCCCTTACAGGGGGAAAGGCATGACGGTCC